ACTCGGTGTAATACACGTATCAGATATCATTAAACCATGTATGAGAAATGTAATCTACAAAAAAACAATGCCTGATACTGGCATGACAACAGAAGATTTTAAATCATTATACTTTGGACAAGCAGTTCATTCCAACTCCATGATAGCAGAACCACAGCATCATGAAAAGTTTCTAGCATATAATTATGTCAAGGATGAACCACTGACAAGAGAGGAAGCACTACAGATACCACCAGAAGACCCTGAACATTTAGATATAATCTACGGTAGCATAGACGACTTGATTAAAGTAGGAGACAAGTGGGTAATATGCGACAAGAAGACTACAGGTTCTATTGACTATTTCAGCAGGGCTACATCCAAAGCAAGTGAATCACATGTAGACCAAATCAACAGATACAGAGTATTGCTAAAGAAATGTTACGATATAGATGCAGAGTTTGGATGTGTTATCTATATCTCAAACAGAATAGAGAAAGACAAACGTGACATGCCAGTTCCTATTGCATTTAAACTTAAACCAATAGAGGAGACATTAACAGATATGGTCAACAAGGCACGTATAATTAAACAATCCATGACAGAATGTACCTTGCCTGAGAGAACCAAATGTTATCTATGCGATGGCATGTGTGGTTTTGCATCCATATGTTTCGAAGACAACAGAAAGAAATGGAATGAGAAATGATCTATCCTAGTTGCAAAGATGGAGACCACTTCAAATGTCCAATACAATATGGTAACATGCCTAAATGCGTATGTACTTGTCATAAAATTATAGGTGCAGGATAATGATAATATACGAACCAAGGAATACAATCAAAGTAGAAACACCAAGAGGTATGGGTAGAATATGGTTAGTCACAGAATATGGACTAGAAACTCAAAAACTGTTTACTTGTATTTTAGATGATAGTGGACAGATATGGGAGTTTACAAATGCTGATATTGTAGTAGAAGCCAATCCTACAGTAGAAGGATTTGAGAATTGAGACTATACTTTAACGGAAACAACAAGGCTCACATGGAGGCACTGGAGCAGTGCAAGGTAAAGAATGTGATGCTATCATTCAAATACTCTTATGCCAACATTACAAAGTTCAGAGACAAGTTTGAAAAGATATTCGTGGTAGCAGGTACAAAGACAGAACCAGAAAGATATTACGAACTGCTAAAGAAACACAGAGGAGTATACGATTATGCAACTCAGTTTGATGTATTCTATGATATGAAGCAGACTTTGGAATATTATAAGAAAGAAAGGGAGATGGGTATAGATTGGACAATCCCTGTATTACAAGAAAACTATCTCAATCATTTATCACAGTTAAGACCAGAACCAGATTCCTATGTGTGTTTAGGAGAAATACATGGTAGGGAAGAAACAGAAGATCAGATACGAAAACTACCTGCTAATCTAAAATATCATGGATTGGCAAAGGGTAGATACGTAACACAGACAAGACAGTTTGAATCACTAGATACATCAGGATGGATATCAGCAGCCATGTCAAAGAAGTGTGAAGTATGGAATAACAACTCTACTAACTTTATGTTCTTTGGAGAAAAAGGTAAAGCGATGAAACCAATGCTTAATCATGCATGTGAAATACACAAAGAGTTTCTGGAAATAATAAACGTAAACAGGAACGATATACTTGACGGAGAGTATTATGCATTACTTAAAGCACCATTTGCATTACTATATATGCCAATGTGTAAACAATTAAACATACTTGAGCACAATTTTAATCTTTAAATATTTGTTTTTCTAACTGATTTATATGTCTGATATATTTAAGATTCAGCCATTAGACGAACATGGAGCAAAAGTTGTTGTTGATGGTAGAAAGACAGTATCTCCGTTCAACTCTGCCAAACATCTAAAGACAGCAAACATACCTGCATTGTGTGATCAGTGTGTATATCGTAGCATAGATACAGGTGGAAACGGTAAATGTCCAAAGTATGAAGCAGGTGCTATGTGTGCGATTAGGAAGGATTTTATACAATTAATTAACGAACTTGATACAAGAAATCCAGAACACGTTAAGACAATGTTAGACATGTTAGCAAAGTTATCATTTGAAAATGTATTGATGGCACTGACAGAATCAAAGTTTGATGGTAATATTCCAGATAGAAATACCAAATCAGAGATTAACACTTTACTTAAAATCATATCCACAATAGGAGAAATATCCAACAAGATTGTGGTTAGTGAGGAACAGAGATTTAACAAGCAAGGAGACATAGAGTCTATCTTCCGACAGATAAAGGCTCAAAAATCTAGTGATTGATTTGGTAAAACCAACAGACGAGTTTATAGAAGAACGTAGAAACTTTGTGGAATCTCTGACAGAGTGTATTACAAAGCCTAGTGCTTTCAGTGAGATATTTCTAGGTCACAAATTGTTTGAATATAATAAAAAATATGTTGATTGTATGGATAGATTCATTGTATATCGTTCTGGTAGACAGGTAGGTAAAACAATGTCTACAGCAGTAAAGACAATTCATTTTGCCTTCTTTGCTCCCTTGTTGTTAGAGACAGTTCAGAAAGAATGTACCATAGTTATAGCAGCACCTACACAAAATCAGGCTAGTATCATGTTCGATAGAATCAGAACACTTGTAATGAACAGTGACTTTCTCAGAGCATACGTGGTTAGGAACACACAATCAGAACTATGGATTAACTTTCTAGACAACTCTGGAATGAGCAAGATTATCACAAGGGCTACAGGAGAGACAGGTACAGGACTTAGAGGTTATTCTCCACACGTTATCATAGCAGACGAATGTTCATTTATCAAGACAGATATTCTCAAGGCTTTCCTTCCATCAGGTATGGCTACAAAGTCTAGGGTATGGCTTACATCTACACCATTCAGCAAGGCAGGATATTTCTATGAAGCATGTATGAATTCCAAGCCTACAAAACCTGACGGTGTATGGACAGAGTTTCATGTTACATCACTAGACAACCCTATGATTAATGATGACCCTGCATTTGTAGAGGAAATTAAGAACCTTACCAGAGATGCATATGTTCAGGAAATTGAAGGTAACTTCTTGGACATAGGAGATGCGTTAATTCCTAACAGTCTTATCATGGAATCTATTACAGACTATACTCCTAAAGGCAGAGTCACATATTACATGGGTGTAGACGTAGCAAGAACTGGTAGAGACGAGACAGTATTCACAGTATTAGGTGTGGACAGTAATGACGTAGCGTTTATCGAAGAAGTAGAACATGAGGCACAATCCAACGTGGTTCAGGTATCAGGTAGAATACAGGACTTTTGTAGAAAGTATAACATAGAAACCGTATTCGTAGATGAGACTGGATTGGGTGGAGGTCTAGTAGACTTGGCTAGATCACAGGGAACACCAGTAAGAGGTGTCATGTTTACGTTACAGGAGAAGGCAGAAATGTATAGAAATCTTAGATTACTATTTGAGAATCACAGAATCAAACTTAAACAGATTAACAAACTGATATACCAACTATCCTATTTACGAAGAGAATATACTGAAACAGGTATCATGAAGATTAAATCAGACGAACATGACGACTATCCAGATAGTCTAGTTCTAGCATGTAAGGCTATGTCAGCAGGTGGAACATGGCATGTAATAGACGTAGGTAAGAACTTACGTAAGGCTTTGTTCGGTTAAATTTAAATACGAATACTACCTGTTTTATATATGGGAGAATTAGAAAAGTATATAGATAATTTAATTAGACAAGTAAAAGATCCTAAAAAGAAAAAAGATTTAATTTCACGATTAAAAGCTTCTCAATCTAAAGAACAACCATTAGAACAACTAACAGATGGTAAGTTAGAAGAGATTGAGAAATTAAAAAAGAAACTTAACAAAGTAAGTAAATTAAATAAATCATTAATAAATGTAGCAAAAAAATATCAACGATCAACTGGTGTTGGTGGTCCACTTTCTAATATAGGTAGTAAAGTTAAACCACAAGAAGATCCCAGATTAAGAACTACAGGTGCAGGTACAGGATGGAGAGGATTTACAGAGAAACCTGAAGTAAAACCAACACTACCTATTGGACATGAGAAGAAACGTGCAACTACATTTGCAACACATCGTAAACAACCATATGGAGAAAAAGCACCATTATCAAAATTAGTTCCAACAAATGTAAAAACAGATGATCCTACACCATTAGGACAAGGAACAGAATATAGAGATAATACAAAAAGTCCAGTAAATTTACCAGGCGGTAAAGACCCAAGAGGTAAAGATAGTGCATCTCCAACTCATGGAACTCCTGCAAAACAAGGTAAAATTACTACAGCAAAACAAGATAAAAAAAGTAAAAGACGAAAAGCAAAAGATTTTCTAAATAGATTAATAGGTAGAGGTAAGAAAGATAAAAAATTAGCACAAGGTCAAGGACCAAGACCTGGATCTTCAACTGCATCTAACCAATCATCAAGACAGGCATCACAACAGAACTATCAACAAAGCACTACACAGGATAAAACATCTCAATCAGCAACAGCAGATATGGGTCAAAAACAAGAACAAGGTAAGAAACAAGATAAAAAACAAACAGCAGATTTTACAGCAGATGATAAAGGTAATGTATGGGATAATAAAAAAGAAAGTAAAACTAAAAAAGAAGAAAAGAAAGACGAAGATCCATTAACAAAATTAATGAGAGAACATAAAGAAGCAAAGAAAAAGAGAGAAGAGATATTTGAAGGTAAGAAAAATGAGACTCCTAAAGAAGAACCTAAAAAAGAAAAGAAAGGTAAGAAGGGTAAAGGTAAGAAGAGCACTAGAAAAAAAGATATAGAAGATTTCCTTGGCAGTAAATATTCAGGTAGTGATGGATCTTTTGTAGAATCAGGGAAAACTACTACTGGTAAAAAAAGTCAGATACCACAAATAAGAAGTGCATTTAACATAATGAATACACCTACACACGCATCAAAAATCAATAGAAAAAACCTACGTAGAGGTAAGAAAAAATCTGCGATTATAAAAGCTATGGCTGATTTTCTAGAAAAAGATGCTAGTGGATATGGAGATTTGGGAGTTGCAAATGTATATCCTATGGATAGTTACAATGAACCATCACTTATAGGCAAACCTGTAGGAGAAATAAAAACACCTATAAATGATAGTGAAACTTATATACTAAATGGGCAAAATAAAGGTAAGGAAAATGAACAAAATAATTAAAACTAAAGTCGGAGACGAGATTCATTATTTTGTAAATGGTCAAGAGAACCATGGTGTAGTAGCCAAAATGAGTGCAACTTATGTTACTATATTTAAAGAGGATGGTAAATTCTACCAAGTTCCATTAGACGATACATTCTTCGTAAAGGATATCCTAGTCAATAAGACTTGGGATGATATGTCTATGGAAGAGAGAACCGAACAATTACAACTAATCAAAGCATATTCTCCACGATACCTATCAAAATCATGGGAACAATTACCAAAAGAATTACAAGATGTATTAAAAATAAAGTTTCCATTAAATCCTGACACTAGAGAAGGTCAATCAACAGCCGCAAGACTTAGAGGTGGAACACCAGATCCTAAAATGTCATTACATCAAACAGGTGCAACAGGTGCTAAAAATATTATTGCAGAATCAAAAACACCAACACCAAAAACTGGACAACCACCAATGGAGAAAAAAAATGTCTAAATTAAATAATTTATTAAAAGCATTAGAATTATTAAAAGAAACAGGATATCATCAAGGTGTATTACAACAGAAACAAAGAAGACCAGTTGGAGCAGGAGCACCTTCAACATATGAGAAAAAACCAGTTAAAGATGTAAAGAATCCATCTAAGAAATTTCAACAACAAGCAGCAGGTGTAACTGGTGCAAAACTTGTAGGAGGAGAAACAGTTCACAGTGATGATGGTAAAAATTTCTATAGTATTAAACCATCAAGTGCAGTAACATCAAGAGGTAGACATATAGTAACTTCAGCAGGTAAAGAAAGAAAGAAACCAGTATTTGGATTAAAGAAAGCATCTAAAGATTTAGAAGATGTAATGGATAAATTAAAAAAGAAACAAAGAAAAAGAAAGATTCAAACAGCATTAGATGATATGAAAAAGAAAGTAAAGAAATCAGGAACACAAAGATTACTAGAGCAATTAAAATCAGATGTAGAACAAGGAGTATATGGTAACGTAGCAGGTAGACCAACTAACGGATTATCAACTGACACTAAAGTAGATGCTCCTAAAGATTACGAAGGACAATCACATGATGGTATTAGATCAGAACAATTCAAATACGAAGATAAGAAACCAAAAGTAGATGATGATCACAAGAACAAAGCAGGAGAATTTGTATACTCTGAACACGTTCCTTACAAGACAAAATCATTTGGAGCAGTAGGTATTCCATTAACACAAGAAAATACTTGGGGTATGAAGTATGCTACTAAAGAAGAAGTAGAAGCATATCTAAGTAAACAGAATGTATTAAACAAAGTTGAACAACCAAAAGGAGAAACAATTTCTTTTGGAGATGATTACAAACCAAAGACTACAACAAAGGAACCATCAGCAGAAGTGAAACCATCAAAATTATCAGAAGAACAACAAGCAAGAATACAATCTGCACAAGACAAATATGCAAAAGGAAAAGAATATGGTAAACAACAACAAACAAAAAGAAAAGAGCCAGGAAAAGCAGATGCTAATACAAGATTCATAGCAGATGATGGTTCAGTTCATACTACAGAGGAATCAAGAAACACACGTAATACAGCCTACGGTCAAATGAGTGGTAAAGATAAACCACCAAAAATGTATGGCGATAACTAATACTAATGTCCTCAATAGATTATCTAAAGTTTTTACTTAAAAAAACTGACGAAGAACGTGAAAAAGATATGAATGATGAGGAAAACATCCTCATATCTGAAGGAAAAATTCCTAGACCGAAAGCAGTTGATGTAAAAACATATCTTAAACATCCAGATTTTTTTGCACATGAAGGTAACTTTACTCCTGTTGAAATAGAACAAATCAGTAACATGCCAAAGGATAGATATCATGAAGATGAAGAAGATGATAAAAAGAAAGCAATAGATAAACTCAAAGCATTACTTGCAAAGGAAGGAGAAACAAACAGTGGGGAAAAATCACACATAGAAGACAAAGAAAGACAAGAAAAAGAAACAAAGACTCCTGAAAATCTGATTCCTTGGAGTAGACTTAAAAGAGAGTTTGATGACGAAACACATGAAGATCCTTATTAAAGGTTTATATATTAGAAAATAGATATGTTTTTATATGAGGAATGATGAGCCTAAAAGATGCATAGAGTGTAATGCAACTTTACCTTATAGATATAAAGGCAGACAAAAAATATACTGTTCAGATGTATGCAGAAAAAGTTATAACAAACGTAAAGAACAAGAAAGTAATGAATCCAATTAAAATAAATGATGAAATTTTAGTAGTTGAAAATTTTTTTACCGATGAACAAATATCAGATATAAGAAAAGAAATCTTATCTTTAAAAGATAGTTTTAGAAGATCAGAAAATAAACATTTTGCATTTGATAGAGTTTTTTTGGATGATCATTATAAAAATACCGAAAGATATTTATCTCCAATGCTTACATATTTTATACCTACACTTTATAGTAAAGAATTAATAGAATTTATTGAACTTTATTATCCTACATATAGTTTTCAAACTCTTAGAAAATTACCAGTTTCAGAGTCACAATTAACAGTGTATAAAAAAGATTTTTTTTATAAACCTCATACTGATAATTCTATTGGAAGAGTATTTTCTTTTGTTTTACCTATATTTTTAGATGATGAAAAACCATTTGAAGGTGGAACAACTACTGTATTTTATAAAGATGAAGAGATAGAATTAGAACCAATTCATAATAGATTAATGTTATTTTCAACTCATGTACTACACGCAGTTAATCCAGTAACAAAATATACTAAAACTGATTTACCTATAATTGGAAGAATAACATTAAATGGTCATATAAATTGGTATTAAAATATGATCATCTACATAGACGGTGGTACTAGGAATTCTAATATCTGTCTAGTAGACGGAGACCACACAGTTGTAAAACATAGAAGTAAAAATCCTACAAACAATGAACTAGAATACTTGGCACTGCTTTACGCACTTGGTTATATACGTGACAAGTACAAGGGAGAAAAGGTAACTATATACAGTGATTCACAACTCATGGTTAATCAGATGAACGGTAAGTGGAGAGTAACCACACCAAACCTAGTAGCACTACATGAGAAATGTTCGTGCATGATTACGCATAAAATAAAATTAAAGTGGATCTCAAGAAAGTTTAACCTTGCTGGTCATGTACTTGAGAAGTAGTATTTTTTCTAGGATAAGTATTGTTAGGTCTCTCGTTAGGTTGCTCATGTTGTTTAAATAATTCTAACATCCTTTTAAATAATGCGGCATCACTTTCATACATGTTACCGTTTCTTGTCTTCTTTACAAGTTTGGCGAATTTTCTAAACTCATCTTTATCTTCCCATAGAATAGAAATAGTTGTAAATACTGTTCCTACTTTTCTGTTAACCATAAACACAATTACGTTAACAAATATATAAATGTTTATAGATACGTTTTTATAAACGATATACGTCTCTATCGTATGGGTTCTAAAATCAAAGCAAAGTTTGATGGAGGTTGTAAAATCTGTGGAGCAGAGTGGTCTGTTGGAGATGACTTGTTCTATCAGAAAAATCCTAAAGCAATATGTGCTGAAGAACAATGCTTCAATCAACAAGGTGGAACTGTTCGTGAATACACATTCAATAAAAAAGATGATGTAATTGTAACAAAGATACCTGATGTTGAAGTAGGAGATTCAGTTAAACAAGTTGCAGAGATACTACAACAATACATCGTTGTTGCACATCACTTAACTAAATCATTATATCCAGAGTTAGATGTCAACACACATACCTTCGGTCAAATCCGTTCAAAGATTATTGACCAACTTCTGTACTGTACTGACATACAGAAACAATAATTTTTTTTCATAAGGTTTATATTATCCATTATGTTACAATAATCAATGAACGTATCAGACGTACTAGACATCGAATCAAGTTACGGAAATTCTGTTGCACTTAAAGCAGGAGACAAAATTGTCATCCAAGGCTTCAAAGTAAAACACGTTGACGGAGTTGGTGCAGATGTTGCAGAGATTAAAACTACTGAAGGTATGAAACATTCATTTGGTAAGACTATCATCGGTCAAGCCAAGAGTGAATACTGGAATGATGTAGTTGCAAAATGTTTGGAGAAGGATGCAAGTGACGGACTCGACTGTTGGGTTGTTGAAAGACAAGCCGAAGGTACTAATCGTACCATGTTAAGCCTATCAATGTTTCCACCTAAACAATAATCTTTTTTCTTTATTATGACTGACATTGAATATATGAAGATTGAAACAAATCAATTAGAGTATGGTGCTTTTTGTTCACTTGGTATATGTGAAGATGATTTTGAATTGGGAGAAGTTGTAGTAAGACAGAGAGGAAATCTATTTCATGTAAGATGTTTTTATTCAGATGAAGATATTCCTGATATAAAAATAGGTATAAATAAAACGTTTGATAATGCTAAACATCTAAAATGATATGTGATAGGTGTGGTTTTGAGATGGATAAGATGACAGTATGTCATCAGATATGTCCTAACTGTGGAGCAGTAGTTGATTGTTCTGACGGTGTGTTTGACTAAAAGTATTAATATTACTTCATTCGTATTCAGGTATGGAAATTACATTCACTACTGAAAACATAGACAGAAAGTTATACGAACAATTAATTCTATTCTATATTTACGAACATTATAATTACAAGGATCATAAAAGAATTGTAGATCAAGACAAGTGGAAGATTGAAATTAAAAGAACACAAGATTTCAATACAACTTTTTACAATGACAGTGCTAGACAAGAAGAATTAGATTACTCATTACCACATGGAGTTACAGGTTTAGGTAAAGTTACATGTTACATTCAAGATAACAATAACGATATGTATACCATGCAGAACATGTCTGTCATATGTCATGAACTTGCACATATGATACTAATGATTTATTATCCAACAAAGACTGTGCAACAAAGATACAATGATTATTATGGTAGAGTAGGAGACACAAGAAAGTTCTTTTCATGTGAGGTACACGATAGAGTAACGGAAGGCAGAACAAAAATCTTTGAAAGAAAACTAACAGTAACTAAAAAATATAGATTCATTGGTGTGGATATATCTGACATCACAAATGACAGGAAGACAATACGAGTATGAATCCTAGAGACGAGATAAGATTAAACAAAGGTCACGTAGGTAAGAAGACTAGAGAAGTATTAGAACAGGAGATGTTTTCAATGCTTAACACAAAGAAAGCATTTAGAAAACCTGATTGGCAAGAAACATTTAAATCACTAATCAACGAATACTTATTGCTTGAGTGATAAAGTCTGTAACCGTTGTGGCAAGAAAGGATTAGGATGGGATGTTCCTTTTCATCAAAAGACTGGCAAGTGGAAACTAGAGAATCATAAAACAAACGAAGGTGTTTGGTGTAACAAACCAACAGAAGTTTCCATGATGAGAAAGAAACATGAAGTAACTCTGTGTCAATTATGTAGTGATAGTAACTTTGGATTGTTAGAAAAGAATCAAGATGCAATTAAAAAACATATGGATATGTTTCACAAAGATGGTAGAACAATGACAACGTTAGATTATTCTATGATGATGGGATTATCAAATCATTATCTAAAATTTTACAGAGACGATCCAAATTATCATCGTTATAAACATTTAGACAAAGGTTAATATATCGGACATCCGTATGACAAACAATGTTTTGTACACGTAAAACGATAGAACTACCTAAGAAAGATTCTGTCATTCAGTTACGACCTCTAGGAGATATTCATCTTGGTAACCTAGGGTGTGACATTGACAAGTTCATGAAGAGTGTAGATACCATCGCAAACAATGATGACTATATCACAATCGGTATGGGAGATTACATTGATAATGTAATGGCTTATGCCAATGGTGCAATAGACAAACGTTGGAATCCTGAAACAGTTGACAGAAGAATGTTAACTACTGAGGAACAAACGGATGTATTCTTACAAGCATGGGAACCTATCAAACACAAAACATTAGGACTTCACGCAGGTAATCACGAATGGAAAACTATCAATCAGAGAAGATTCATTAAGGATTTCTGCGAACCACTTAACCTACCATACTTAGGAAGACTTGCATACACATCTCTAACCTTTACACATAAAGGCAAAGAGATAAGAAACTATCTAATCCTATCTATGCATGGTGGTTATTCTGGTATGGCTGCAGGGGGAGCAGTTAACAGAATGAAAGCAATCACAGGAGACTTTGATTGTGACTTGGTTCTTATGGGTCACAACCATGATACATGGGTAAGACCAATAGTAAGAACTGGTTATGATAGAAAGCACAATCTACCTGTAGAAAAGAAAGTCCTAATGGGAAACACTGGTACATTCCTTCGTGGATATGAGAAGGGCGTAGATTCCTATGTCGAAATCAATCCAAAGGAAGCAAAGAGAGTAGGTACTATTACCATTACTTTCGATCCATACAACGGAGACTTGTTCGGACATGACTAGACCACAAGGAAAACTACTAAAGGCTTCTACGGTTAATGACATTCCAGCAAGAAAAATGATACCAGAAAATACTATAAGATATAAAACCTACAAGTATATACAGACAGCAAAGAAACCATTACTACAACGAGACATTCATCAGGCAGTAGCTCCTACATCTCCTAAAAGAGTTATAGAAGTTATACTTGCTGACTTGGCAAACCAAGGAATAATCAATCGTGAGAAATGTTTCTGTGGATGCTCATACATATATACAAAGTAGATTTATATTTTTTTTATATTTCTTTGACAGCTTAATTTAAATAGGGTATTGTGTTATGGTTCTTTATGTTCATTGAATTTAAAATAGATGGATTACAACAACCACAAGTTATTCCTATTGAGAAAGCTTCCTCTGTTGCAAAAGAACTTGAGAAGAGAGGAAAGAAATTTCAACTAGGAAAAACTCTTTAATTTTTTTTTAACTAACGTTTATATTTTAGGACTTTGTATACTATCGTATGCAGTTTAACTCTAGCATCAAAACAATATCTGTCACTGAAAATGCAAGAAGAATTTTTCAAGAACTAGATGAGATAAAACCAAAGGGAATGTCGTTCAGTTCTTTCCTTGCTTTTGTTGCAGAAGATTATTTAATCAATTACACTGGTCACACACCAGAACAAAAACAAACTAACATATTATCTGACGATTGGTATTCGATTGTCAATAATTGTGATGAAGAAGAATTAAAAAATATACAAGAAGCCTTAATAAGAATACAAAACCTAGTAGATAACAGAGTGAGAAAGCAATTATGTTAACACGTTCTGCTGTACGAGATGCATTGTATAATGTAGATGGCACTGGTGTATTTCAAAAGAAAAAATATGTTGATGTCATAGATAGATTAACTACAAACAGTGTGTTCACTGTAAACTTTATGGAAGATAATATCTATGAGTATCTTTCAGAGTTATCTCCAGAAGATTTCAAAGAGATAATTAAAGAGGCAGTATTCTTATCACTCGATACAAAATTTGCAGGTGGTATTGATGTTCAAAATGCTTTCAAGAATCTTACAATCAGATTGGTATCTGATAACGTAGAACTTATGCACAATCTAAATGCAAGAGAGCATGAGAATACTGTAGTAATTTTTGACTGTGAAGTTATTGCAACTGAGAGAGAGAAAACTTATACCAAGTTCTGTCAAGGCTACTGTCCTTTATGTGGTCAGAACTTTGATGTCAAAGCAAATGAGGATAGAATGATTGAAGATAGTTATTGTACCAACATGAAATGTAAGAAGGCAAAACTTATTCTAAAAAAGAACACATTGGAAACTGATAATATACAAGTCATCTATGTTCAAGAGCCAATGGTTAATGCAAGAAACAATACTCCTGTTATACTCAAGGCTATTCTTACTGGCAAGTTATCTGGTACTGTATTCATAGGACAGAAGAAAAGAATCACAGGTATCTACAAATCAATCATAGATACGAAGAAGAATATCAACGAGATATCAATCGAGATTATATCTGAACGTGATTTAGAAGAGAAGAATCTTATGGAGTTATCTGACGAGGAGATTTCTGATTTAAAAAATGAAACAAAAAATGAAGAAACGTTTATACAAAAAATTACAGATAGTTATGCTCCACTCATTGTAGGTTACAAGGATATCAAGTTGGCTATCATGTTGTTTCTAGTTGGTGGACATTCAAAGGTAAAACGTGAAGACATAAACATGTTTCTTATTGGAGACCCATCAATGGCTAAATCAGAACTGTTAAAGTTTGGTAAGAGAGTGACAGACAAGTCAATGTATACTTCAGGTAAGGGTTCATCAGCAGCAGGTCTTACAATCGGTCTAGTTAAAATGGAGAGTGGTAATTATGTTGCACAAGCAGGTGTTCTACCATTATGTTCTGGTGGCTTTGCATTTATTGATGAGTTTGACAAGATGTCTAACGATGATAGAAGTGCTTTGCACGAAGGCATGGAACAACAGACTGTCAGCATCGCAAAGGCAGGATTTAGAATGACGTTACCTGCAAAGACTCCAATACTGGCAGCAGCGAATCCAAAGTATGGCAAGTATGATTCAACACAAACTATACTTGACAACATTGACATTCCAATTCCACTGATATCAAGATTCGATATGATATGGTTGATACGTGACAAGGTTGATGAGCAAAGTGATGAAGAGAAAGCAAGGTTCATACTTGATACGTTTACAGGAGACGTAGAGATAAAGACAAACATATTCAATGAAGATAAACTACGTTCATTCATAAACTATGTGAGACAGATTGAACCAGAGATGACAGAAGAAGTTAAGGTAAGACTTACAGAGATATACAAGAACATGAGAAAGGCATCAAACAATTCTAATGGTATTGCAATAGGAACAAGACAACTGGAAGCATTAGTTAGACTCACAGTTGCACATGCAAAACTACTCATGAAGACGAAGACAGATATATCAGATGTAGAATGTGTAGAAGCTTTGTTCAACTCTATGTTCAAAGAGTTTGGTATGGATATACAGAAAGGTTCTTTCAATCAGAATGTATTCTACACTACAGCAAGTATGACAAAGCAACAGTTGTTTGACCATGTGTGGGCAGAGTGTAAAGACCATGAGGGAACAGTAACTTATGCAAACTTTATCAAGAAACTATCAGAGAATGAAAAGTTTGATGAGAAATCTGCAAAGGTATACTTTGATAACATGGAAAGACAATGTATTATAAAACATGTAGGAGATAACAAATGGAAAAAGATATAGAGAAAGACTCAAATATCAGTGATGATATAGAGATAGATATGTCAGAAGAAATTATAGAACAAGAACTAGATTTATCACTGTCACAACTAAAAGGTGTTGGACCAAAAACTGTAGAAAAACTAAACAACTTTGGTGTTACATCTTTGTTTGACTTGTGTGTTCGTGGTGCCAAAGAGATATCAGAGATTACAAGTGTTGCAAAAGACACAGCACGTAGTTGGATATTCATGGCACATAAAATCTTAGAGGATAATGGCTTAATCAGAAAGTCCGATATGCCAACAAAAGAATTACTTACATACCAATTAAATCATAGAAGATTAAAGTGTGGAGCCAAGGAAGTAGATGAGTTATGTGGAGGTGGTCTTATACCAGAAGCAGTATACGAAGTCTACGGAGAATTTGGTAGTGGTAAGACACAATTCTGTATGTCAACAACAGCAGAGACAATCGCTAATGGTGGTAGAGTTATCTGGATAGATTGCGAAGATACTTTCAGACCATCTAGACTTGTAGAGATTCTTAAAGCAAGAGAACACGCAGTAGATGATGAGTCAGCAATAGACAGTCTTGATAACGTACTATATTTTCACACGCCAACAACTGAACAACTCTCTGGAACCGTAGATAGTTTATCAAAACTAATGTTAGAGAAGAAAACAGAACTACTTATAATTGACGGTTCCATCGGACAGTTCAGAGAAGAGTATCTAGGTAGAGGAACACTAGCAGAGAGACAGAATGAGATAGCAAGATTGATGACACACATCAAAAACATCTCATACTACTTTAGATGCACAGTAATCTTTACCAATCAAGTACAGAGTGACCCTGCTATTATGTTTGGAGATCCAATCAAACCTATTGGTGGTAACATTGTAGCACATGCATCAACATACAGAATCTATTTTAAGAAGTCAGGAAAAAACAGAATTGCAAGAATGGTTGACAGTCCTGAACACAAACAAATGGATGCTTCATTCATTCTAAATGAAAGAGGTATCGCAGATGCAGAAGACTAAGTGTTTACACTGTAATAAAATAACAGAGGGTGTTTTTTGTTCAATCAACTGTTACAATCTTTTCTTTTTAAATACGACACCCGCATAACATTTATATAACGTAACGACTTATTACTATCATGTGGGCTAGATGTTGGTTATAAGTTCCATCTTTAGAACGAAAGCCAACCAGAGGTTCCCGATTCCTCGCATTGATGCCCACGTTTATTAATTACCTAGTATAAATATCTTTGTGAATCCAAGAGAACGAATGAGACAGTCTAATAGAAAGGCAGTGATGTGGTTACTTAAGAATAGCTATGATGAGATATGGTTAAAACCTCATACACGTAGAGCAGACTTGGTATATACTAGGGGGGAATGGTATCGTGCTCTTGATCTGTGGAATCTATTTGATGGTATATGTTTTGATGATAAAGATAATGTAGTGTTCATTCAGATTAAAACAAACGCATGGGCTCCAGAAAAACCACTAATTTCATTCGCAAATACACACAAAAGTGTAAGGGTCATGTCAATAAACGTCAAGCAAAACAAGGAGAAAAAATGGGAAGTTTTATATAGAGAATACTCCCATATCAAGTAATGCATAAAGATGCTAATGGTTTTATCATAGGTAGAGGAGAGGAAACAGCACTCGATTTACTTATGCAATTATTTCCTGACAAAGAAGTAAAGATTCAAGTACCATTCAAAGACTTGTTGCATGGAGAGTGGGTAGATACTGTTACAGAGAGACAGGAGAAGGAGACAATAGACATAGTTGTATACACAGATCCAGTCTTAGCAATAAGAGTTCAAGACCCACATCATAATGGAAGAATCACATCAGCAAGAGACTTGGTTCAACGTAAGACTCTAGAGTGGAACGGTCTAAGAGTGGTTGACCTTCAACACTATGAATGTACTGAAATCATGAAGGAAAGAATCAATGATAAGAGTATGAAAGAGTTACTTAACGCACTTAACGATGAAGGAATAAATTAGTTAACAATTCTTTATAACAAGTGTTACAGTATTTACCACTGGTAACTGACATACTTTCTTTTCTACATAATTTACATGGTTCGTTAATATTATCCGTAAATTCCCTTTGATTTTCTGTCGTTGTCTGCTTCTTCATATTCCATCTTGTTCATTATCCTATGTTTCTCCTGTTTAAGTTTTTCTTCCACCATATAGATTGCAATATCTATCTCAATAAAATTCATGTCATCTTCAATGGCTTCATCTATATTTTTATCAAGTTTTTCAGATAACTTTGTTATCTTTTTCCAATCAGGTTGAAACTCAGATGGTTCCTCAGACATGATTGATTTATATATTAATATTATATAAACTTATGCCTTATTTTTGAAATAATTGCAAGAGTTATGCTAATAATAGGTATCATTTCCAATAAATCTATACCATAAATCAAGAAATCAAGTACAGGATTAGCATTATACAAGCCTATATTGAGCCTAAAAAAGCACTCAGCGGCACTAATTGTATGTGGAATCTGCATATATAGTATAATAGCAGTAATTATGAGGCTACCAGTGACATGTCTCTCATACCAGTCTAAAAACCCCATACATATACACACAATCTTTATTATTTTAGTCTTTCTTAGTTTAAGCTATGGTTACAGTAGACTTTAAGACATTTGGCAAGGGCGAGGCAGGTATATACTTTGGCTCATCAGGAAGAATACTAATCTATCTAAATAACCACGAATCATTGACAGATATAATGAAGACCATACAACATGAACTAATACACCATGCTATTGCAAGATGCGAAGAAGAAATGGATGAAGACCAAGAAGAGAAATTAATCTATTTCATGGCTTGGGCTGATGAATTCTTGGTATAAAATAATCTAACTTTTGTTCTAACTAATCCTTTACAGCAATTACACCTGTATCGGCTTAGTGATTTATTTTCTTTATGTAAGTTTGCTTCTTCTATGAACTTTCTACATGATTCACAGTAATGATACTTACCACTAATCTTTTTGTATCTATAACAGATGTTCCGACACACATATATTAGATTGTGTCCTTCAATTTAAGCCTTTCGTCTACAGGTTTGTCTAATTCTGCCTTAACTGCCCTGTAACACTCTTTACAAAGGTCTAATTGGTCATACTTGGTGGTATTTTCGTCTTTAATACATATACTACATATCATAAGGAAAATAGGCGTACCCCACTTATAAAATTTCCTCTAAAAAAAACTTTGATTTTCAAATTTTCTTGTGTACACCTCCTCGATTCGTGATTTTTTTGTGTACATATTTTACTACTCTACTACCAATTTGTTATGCAAAATTTTTTTCCTAGATATTATAGTATCTAGGTATCGGTAGGCATACTACCGAATTCATCCCACATAGTTTTAGATAGTTGCATCTCCATGCGAACCTGCTCTATTAGTTTACCAAGTTCTCCCATAGATAGGTTGCGACATCTATTCCTATGTATGAAGTTAAGGATCTGTTCGTGTGGTATCTTTATGTTAGGGTCACTCTCTATTGTTAGAGAAGCCATGACAGCATGTAGTATGAATCGTTCACGTTCTGTTAACTCATCTTCCATTAGATATCATCTTCCTAATCATTCTGAATACTATGAACATTATCATACCTAACAGCACACTAACTAATAAGTTCTTATGCTTCAAGAGTATTCAGCTCCACAGTTATCACAGTAGTAGAAATGTTCCACATCATATCCACCATCTTCTGTTTCATATCCGTTAGTGCCGACACTCATACGTATGTTGCAGTGTCTACATATACTTGGATCGAACTTCATATCAGTAACCTCTTAGGTAATCACACTTAGCACAACGAGGGTGTACTTCATATGTATCTGATTCCAATATGCGAGGGTCATCAATGTCTATCCCTTGTATATCAGGATTGCAATAATCATCATCACATATAGTATGATCATGTGTTGTTAATCCTTCAGGGTTTCTATTACAATACCATATCTCCCATTGGTTATCTGTAATTGCTTTACAGTTATCACAGTATTCTTTAGTTATGTCTTCCATATCTATTCATGTAACTCCAAGTTGAATTGACCAACAGGTTGTATGAGTATCTTACCTTTTGTTGATTCGTCTTTACGCAGGTATCTTGCTTTTACAGGTAGATGTGCTTCATCAAATATACTATTGAGCATTGATGTTGTCATACATTTTTGCACTGAACCTGTATACAATCTATCGAACATAGGTTTCTTTGACATCAACATATAGTATAGATACTTGGGCAGTAATCTATTGCTGTCTATATCTAATACGATTCTCTTTCTCATATCAGTATGTTCCCTCTCTCATTGGTTTTTGATATACCTCAAGAACAGTAGTAGCTCCACATACCTTAGCCTCATCTATGGTATTGTTGAACACCATATGAACATCACAATCTTTGAAGTTTATCTTATCTGTTGTTCTTATCTTACCTGTTATCATGTTCTTCACTACGATAGGTTTGCCTGTTCCTTTCAGTGTCTTCTTATACCAAACGATATGTGTTAGTTGTTTGTCCATAACTATATACTCTTCTTCACTGTCTCTTTAAACTCTCTACGTATAAAGTCAGACACTTTATCTATGGTGCATGTGATATAGTCATTACCGAATATCATATTGTATGTATTCAAGTGACAATGTTCGGCTCCTATTATTACAGGCTTGATAACTAGATGAGGATTGTTTGCCTTGATAGATTTGTATGTATTACCTGCTTGTTGTGCTAGTGCAAGATGGTGTGTATTCTGTGCGTTCTGTGGCATACCATCTGTAAGATAGATGAGGAGTTTCTTTTTACCTTTCATCTTATTCAATGCTTCTGCACAATACAATAGTGAATGAGTTGTTGGTGTCAGTACATGATTGCTATCTGTTCCGATACGACTACATTCATATTCATTGTTAATATCACATACACCTGTCTTATCGTATGTTGTACTTGCACCACCATAACAAACAGCTTTCATAGTTATGTTTGGTATGTTGTTAACTGCCTTGAACATGGTTGCACATATGTTTCGACATATCACTAATCTATTTTCTTGTTTCATAGAACCTGAACAATCTACTGCAATAATAATAGAAGTTCCTTCAACTTTATTATTGTCTATGTAGAATTCGTTGCTACCTTTCTTAACTGCTTCGAGCATAGTCTCTATGTCAATGTCATCTCCCTCATCTGATACCTGTAGTTTGACTTTCTGTTTGAGAGTATTGAATATCTTACGTATATCTGATACTGCGTCATTGTATATGGTAGGTGCACCCATAGGATACATATTGAGTGGTTCAACTTGTTTTGCTATAGTAGGTGCAGGTTCTTTTTCTGCTTTACTTAATGCTTTCTCTGCTTCTATCTCTTTACGTTTAATTGATTTCTCTTTACCACTATCTGTAGTAGACATTCTTTTTTCCATAGCTTCTATTTGTTTATCAGTAGGTTGAAATTTTTCATTTTGATTCTTGGTTATTTCTAATCCTGAACCTTGTTCTGCCATACCTGAATTAGCCTTTCGAGTTCTAAATCTCCGATTTGAAATCATATCGTCTTGTGATCTCCCAAGTGAATCTTCTGCTTCCTGTCTTTCTTTTTTAATCCTATTATATTCGTCTGCTTCTTCGTCTGTCATATCTTCTATGCTAACTTTATCTCGCATATCATTTAACATATTCCTTAGGTTGCTTAGGTTATCCCTTTTCTCATTTATATCTGCGTTTTCCTTTTCTTCTTGTTCTCTATTTTCTTCAGCAGTTTCTTTTAGTTGTTTCTTTATGTATTCGCCTAGACTACCATTCAACCATGTATGGAATATCTTATGTATGCCTCTCACTGTTGTTTCTTTACTTGCTTGATAGATATGATTGACTTCTGCTTTATGTTCATCAGGTATTAGATCATCTCTAAAGAATCTCTTTGCCAATACATATCCATGTATAGCATCAGGTTTGAAGCATGTTTCATTCCATTCAATACCTGCACCTTTACACATAGAATCGTATGCAATCTTTCTTCCCATGTATACTGCACCATCATTGGATTCAATACGTATGTCCTCAATGATATTCATAGCCTCATGACATATCGTATTGAATTGTTGTTTGGTATTGTTAGTTTTATTCTCATAAGGAATGTTATTTGTATACCAATGTTCTGTCATAGTTTTGTATGGTTTCCAGAATGTAGATTCTAAACTACCCTCTTTGATATGAGATAGTTCGTGGTCGATACCAGCTCTGATAGGTATGCTTCCATTCAATAGTATTTTATATGAATTGTTACTCATTTTCATAGCACAGTTATTCTCATGGTACCTATCATAATCCACTTTGATTTCCTTACCTACCTTATCTTCTACGACCTTTATCTTCTTGTCATTGTATTGTTTCTCCTCGTCAACTTCTTTTGTGAAGCCAACGAATGATCTGGTAGACATATCTAATCTAAATCAGAACAATAGTTATAGCCATGCATACT